TTTTCTTCTGGTACGGATACTTCTGATTCCTCTTGTTGAGTTTCTAACTCAACATCTACTTCAGGACCTGATGTATCTATATCTACCATCTTCTTTTCTTCGTCTGGCATAGTCTCCTCCTATGTTAAATGTAATGCAACACAGATTCAGGATCTTGTATGGTTCCTAAAATCTCGTCGTCGTTAAGAATTCGGATCTCTCCGCCTTCTATTGGTAAACGTGATCCTGCATATCTTGCAAAGATCACCCAATCTCCCTTTTTACACCAAGGCTCTTCAAACTTATCTTTGTCCTTGTATGCTAATGGACCCATTTTTAAAACGTAACCACAATTGGTTGCGATTCGTAATCGGTCTAATGATTCTTGTGCGATAATTAATCCACCTTTAGTTTTTTCTTTGGGTGTAAATGGTAAAACTAAAATTCTCCATCCAGATGGTTCTGGAAGTTGATCCACTACCGATTGAATATTTTCTGGATTAAGTGGTTCTTTTTCTTGTTTCTTTTCTTCTTCGTATTTATCCTGAAGTCCAAGTTTAATCTTCGGTACTTCCTGGTTCGAATTTGACGACGTTAGTATCGTCGTGCTTGCCGTCTCCGTCATTTTGCTCCTTCTTGTTTAGCAGGTTAGAGATTTCCTGTAATATATATTGGTAGGCATGTGCCTGACCTAACAAATACTTATATTTGTCCATATTGTCAATACCACCGGAGATCATGACATCTCCTATCTGTTGGAATGACGATTTTAGTTTTTTTTGAAGTTGTTGTATGATGACTAAATCATCCATGATTAATACCCTCTTTTAGCTAATTTTGGTTTTTTGATTAAACCTCCTTTAAAATTTAAAGTTCTTTTTTGAATAACTTTTTTATTAATATTATCACTTTCTTTAGAATAAAATTTTTCAATTTCTTTAATTTTTTCTTTGTCTTTAGCTATTTGTTTATCCAACGTTTTTACTGGATCTACTTTTAAACTTCCGTCTTTATTAAATAATTTTTCTTCTAATTCAGCGTCTGCTTTTTTAAAATTTTCTATAACTTTTTTCTTATCAGATATTTTTTTTACTACTTTTCTACCAACATCTAATAATTTTTTATATACCATTTAACAATTCCACTTTCTAAGTGATTTATTAATCCTAGAATTTGGGTCATTAGCAGTTTTTGCTGATGTAAGTCTCTTTTTCATTCCGCTCATTCTAGCGCAGAAACTCTTTCTACGATTTGCAGCCTTAGAACCTTTCTTTAATTTAGATGGTTTAGTGGTAACAGCCATAGAAAGTTTAGAACCAGGATTAGCTGCACGATAGGATGCAATACCTTTTCGATTCAGTCCACCTGATTTAGATTTACCTTCTTTTCTTTGCCAAGCTGGTGATCTTGCCATTATTTTTTTTCCATTTTCTTAATGTGTTTTTTAACTATCTTGGCTTGTTGAGCATGCGTCTTAGATGCTTTTTTCAAACCTTTAAATACTTTCTTTAGTCCTTTTACCATTACTTTTTACCTTGTGATTTTTTAATCGCTTTAGCTGTTGGTGCGCCTTTGGTTCCAGGTTTTCTCATCTTCTCACCTGAACCTGCAGCGATTCTTTTTTTCTTTTGTTGAATATTATACCAAAGACCTTTTTTAGCCATGGTTCCTTTTTTTGTTTTATGATAACCTTTCATCATTAGCATTTACCTTTTTTAGATCTTCCACCCATTTTATATTTTTCACGAGCTTCCATTTTTTTAGATTCTTTTTTCTCGTGCTTTTTCATAGCAGCTTTAGATTTGTATTTCTCTTTTCCGCCGTATTCTTTAATCATTTTCTTTTTCATTATTTATTCTCCTTTTTACAGTTGCATTCGTGATTACACAAACATTGTGTAATACCAAATATTTTACAAACTAATTCACAAAGTTTTTGTTTTATTTTTTTAATCATATTATTACCTTTATTTATTTTTATTCATGTTTATCACATCTGTTGCTTTAAGTCCATACACGGCAGCCACCACTGAAACCCATAAACCAACTACCCACCAAGGCATGTCTTGTAATTTTTGAAAATATAAATCAATTTTAGCTTGCATTTTATCGTCTTCTGCAAAAACAGAATACGCTAGTAAAAACAGAGGAGATGAAATCGTTAAAAGTATGAATTCGTCCTTCCAATCGTTTTTTTGATTTTCAAATATTTTTCCTGTATATTCAATCTCACCACGTTTCATCTTTTCAGCATGTAACAATGCTGCTTCTGACATAGCGATTTCAGATTTCTTTTTGTTAGAATAAATTTCTGCTGCGGCCTTGATTCCAGAGCCTAATAAACTCCATGGAAACATAAATTAGTACCAAGTAGCAGATCTTTTTTTCTCAGCTAAAATTTTTCCTTGACCTTTCACCATATCTTTTTGAGATTCAGTTGGATTAGTCATTTCTATTTCTTTAATATGCTCACATGAAGCACCATAAGAACCTTTTTTAGCTTTTGACTTATTTTTTTTCATTATTTTTTCCTCTTTTTACTCATTTTAGCTTCAGATAAAGCAATTGCAATAGCTTGTTTAGGGTTTTTCACAATTTTTCCTGATTTTCCACTGTGAAGTTTACCTTTTTTAAACTCTCTCATTACTTTTCCTACTTTTTTCTGTCCTTTACTCATTGTTTTCATCGTTTTGGCTCCATACTTTTAAGTTGCGCCGCTAAAATTGTTTTTTCTAACGACGTATTAGCTCTTAAATTTGCTAATTCTTCATTTTGATCTAGCTTTTGTTGGTCTGTTGATTGATTCATCATAGCTTTCATTCTATCTATGTTAAATCGTTCTGCATCTGCTTCTTTTTTACGAGCATTTTCTTGTGCTTGTAGATCTAATTCTCTTGCTTTTAGTTTTGCAATTGGGTCATTATCAAATTGAGAAGTAATTTGTTGTTCTTCCTTCATAAATTCTTCCATCATCTCAGCAATCAATACAGCTTTTCTAGATTCCATTTGTTCTGACAACATTCTTATTTGTAATTGAAGTTGTTGTGCAGCTTGTGGATTCTGTTGTGCTACTGTTTGTAATTGTTGGCTCATCATTTGTAATTGTTGCATTTCATTTTTCATTTCTACTTCCACTTGTTCTTGTGCCATTAACGAAATATGTTCAAAACAATTTTTTTCTAATGCTGCCATTACCATCGGTGCATTTCTTGCCATATTGGTCGCCATAAAATTTAAATGCGCTGTCATATGTGCTCTGTGATCTTGACCTGGAAATGCTTGGAATGGTGTCCCAGCAAGAGAGTCAATATGTTCTAGTGCTGGGTCCTTTGGTTGTGGGGGTTGTGGACGAATTAATATTTTATCAATATCTTTTACACCTAATGCTTCATACATGTTTCGGTATACTTCATATTGATTATGAAGCGCTGGATTAGATGCTGCCAATTGCATTTCTGTTTGCGCAAGGGATATACGCTGAGTTTGAGAGAAAATATTTGGATCTGCAACTGGCAGGATATCTACTCTGTCGTCAAAGTCAGTTTGTTTAATAACACGTTGTCCTCCAACAACATCGTATGGATATTCTTGAGGTAGATAAAGTTTAAACACTCTAGCTAGTAATTTAAATTCTTGTTTTAGTGCTGCGTAAATTCTTTTGTGGATTGCGGACATCGTTCTGCTTCCTCTTTCCAACAACGCTACGGTCGTTCCCACTGCCGCTTGTTGATTCCCATCACCTACTTGCAAGTCTGCTATTGAAGCGAAGCGTTGACCTGCATTAACAACGACCCCCATAAGACCTAGCAATGTTTGCGAAGGTTCTTTAAAAGGAAGCATCATGAACGAATCTTTAATATTTCCACCAGGTGCATCTACATCTCTAAATTCTCCTGGTTGAATTGCTTGCGCATCGTCTCGAATTCGTATTCCTCGTTGTTTAAATCCCGCAGGTAAATTAGATAAAGTTCCTGCGTCTAATAATTGTCGTAATGCAGCAGTTGCTGTTCTTGATAGTCCACCGATCATATGAATTAAACCAAAACCATAAAAACCAAGGCCTGGTAAAAATCTAAAATGAACAAAGTATTGAATTTTGTTTTTCTTAGGATCATTGATTTCCCAATTTCTTTTGATAGATAATACTTCTCTAGAATTTTCTTCAATGGTTACAATGTAAGGAAGTTTAATTCCAGTAGGTTCACCATCTGCACCCATGTCTTCAAATCCTTCTATTTCTAAATTAACGTGATATTCTAATAATGTATAAACATCTTCGTAATTTGATTTAGATATTCCTTCTAGTTCTCGTTCTTTTTTTTGAATATCCGATTCTTTATCATCTCCTGGTTGTAAATCTATGTCACGATAAAAACCTGCAACTTGTTGTTTACGTAATTCATTTTCTGAAATTTTAATTACATGAACGATTGCTTCTGCATCATCTAAAGAACTTGCAGAATAAGGAACATATAAATCATCGGCAGGAATAAATTTAGAAACAGCTCTTCCTTCAATTTCATCGTAATATACTTTTTTAAAAGCAGATCCTGCTAAAGGTAAATGAAATAACATGGTATCAAATTCTGGTTCATATTCTTTCATTTGATCCATGATTTGATAATTCATAAAATCTTTGACACGTTGAGATTGTTGTTCTTTTTCTGGAGTAGACAATCCTAAAATTTGTGTTCGCACGGGCCCGTCTGCAGGTAATAATTCTTTGTACGCCAAAGCTTGGAACTGGGTCACGGCTTCCGCTAATACGGGGTGAGTTGCACCTGACGCACCTTGAAAAGGTTCGGTTCGTTGTTCATATTTAAATCCTAAAAGATCTAATCCTTGTTTATATGCTGTCTCCCAATCTTTTCTAGAATTTTTGTAATCTTGAAAATTTTGATATAGTTCAGAACCCATTCTTCCTAAAATAGGTTCATCTAAAAAATCTGCTAAATTTGCATTATGGTCTTCGGCTGCACCTTGCATTAATTGACTTGGATCAAAATCAATATCTACAGAACCATCTTCATTCTCCATGATTTCTGTTTCACCTGACGATTCTTCTGCTTGATCCAGCAGTTGCTGTTCCATTTCAACAGCTAAATCTTCACTCGTTTGTTCAGGTTGTTCTGATATGTTTGGTAACGCCTTGTCTATCTCTGCCATTTATTTTCTCCAATCGTACTGTTTTAACAGTATTATAGT